GCCAGACCATATTGCTTGGAAACAAACAGCACCGCTGGATTACTTCCAATACTCGATGTTTTGTATGTACTGCCTGCACTCGTACATCGAGACCGAGTACTGCTTAGTAGTACAAGACGATGGTTGGGTCATCAACGGAGAGAACTTCACGGACGAGTACTACGAGTACGACTATGTGGGCGCACCTACCCACATGGGCATCCTGAACGACCACGCCATGTTCCACTATTCGTGGGTTCATGTGAAAGACCCCATCGTTGTCCAGAACGGCGGACTATCCCTGCGTAGCCGCAAGTTCTTGCAAGCACCTAGCAAACACGGTGTTGTACATAAGTTGTACACACATCAGCCGTTCATCAACGAAGATGTCCAACTATCAGGTTTGTTGCGACCTCAGTTGGAATCCTTGGGCGTCCGGTTTGCGCCGTTGCACATTGCCAAACACTTTTCGATTGAGTACATGGGTCCAGGCCTACACGATGACATTGACCTTGAGCGGCTGGTCGGTCATCACGGACCAAGTAGAAAATTGATCGGCCACAAATCCATTGCCTTGCGACACACCGCAGAAGAATGCGATAACGTCTTTGGTGAACTAGACTTCCTGATGTTCTTGCAAGACAAGGGCTATAAGTTTGAATACCGTCATTCCTAAACAAGAACTCAAACTCTTGGTTGGTAGATTCCTCAAGGATAAGCAACGCGGTATCTCTATTCAGAAGTTTGCTGACCTCTGCGGGATCTCCAGAGAATACTTGGCAGACGTTTTCATATACGAGAGCGCACCCATGAGCGAGACCACACAACGTCGGGTCTCTTCCGCTTACCAAGCGTGGCGGGAAGGCCGAGTGCGAATCATGCGACGCAAAGACCAAACCCAATACGTTGACTACCGCAAGGTTGCAGAACCTGCTATCTTCTCGCACATGGGGATCGTCAAGTCCCCTGACGGATTCAAACTATCTATCGGCCCCCGTAATCGTCACGATTACTCTTATCCTACTTTGGACGAATCATGAGCGTACTCCACGACTATCTTTGCGCGTCTCACGGCCTCTTCGAATCTTATGAGCCTGAGTGCCCTATCAAATTCTGCACAGCAGAACTCAATATGGTTTTCTTGAAACCAGTTGCTGTCAAATCAGACAAGACAAAGCAGGCTGATCGCAACCTTCGCGGCCTAGCTCAAGACTTCAAGATGTCCGACATCAAGTCCACCCGTGAAGGTGACACACAGGCCGGTTACCATCACCATCAAATTCCTGAAGAGCCAAAAGAGAGAGAGCCTCGCCCAGGCGATGCCGCAATCTGGGGTGGCAACTTCAATAACATCAATATGCAAGCAGCACTTGCTGGACAAGTCGCTCAGTCGGTTCGTGGAGAATCTGTTGGCGTAAACCCGAAAGATACTGGTAATCTCACGGGACCCAAAGCGGCGAGTTACATCTCTGACCATGAGAACTTGGCAATAGCACCATGAGAATTCCGAGCGAGCCGGTAGAACGAGAAAACTTCTACCTAGACCTCATCCACAAGTGCAGCGTCTCCATGCCGGAACGCCGCACCGATTACGGAGGTCTTCGCTCGTGGTATCTCTTTGGGAACGGACCGGACGAAGCACCGGCCATGTACAACAAGATCTTCCCGCACATAGATCAGTTGTCATCCTTCCTCTACTCTGCCGAGACCACCCGATTCTCCATAGACTTGGGTGCGGCAGTCCCAGATGAAGAGCAGACCAAACTCCCGGTCCTCACCCGCGCACTCAACGATGAATGGTTAAACAGCAATGCTGACCAAGTATTCTCGACAGCGGTATCATGGTCTCTGTGTTACAACAGCACCTTTATTAAACTGGTTTATCGAAACGGTATTCATCCGTATCTCGTGGAACCGGCCAGCATGGGAGTCCTACGAGAAGACACTCCATACACCGACAGACAAGAAGCAATAATTCAGACTTACTACATCACGAAGTCTGAACTCTTTAACCGACTCTACAGTCACCCTCAGCGGGAAAAGATCGTAGAGCGCGTGTCGTATATGCAGAACGAGCGCACCGAAGTTGCCAACGGTGTGCAGCGCATTATCATGAGCCAGACGGACCCGACTCTTTACGGGAACGTCAACCTAGATCTTTCCGGCGGTAACCGCTACAAAGCCCAAGTCTCTGAGGAGACCGTCGAGATGACGGAACTCTGGGTCTGGAACGATGAGACCGGCGATTACCAAGTGGTCACCCGCGCAGATCCAGATGTCATCATCTATGATCGTCCTGGCGCAACCGTCTTCTTGAAAGGCGAGCTGCCCTTCATCCAGATTTGTCCACTGCCGCTCTACGATTACTACTGGGGCCAGTCAGAAGTTTCTCGTCTGATCTACCTCCAGCAGATGCGTAATAAGCGCATGACGGAAATCTTGGACATCCTGTCTAAACAAGTCAGCCCACCTACGGCACTCATCGGTTTCACTGGAATCCTTGATGAGAAGAACTTTGCTCTTAACCGTGCAGGCGGAATCTTGGCGACAGATATGCCAA